GCTTCGCACCAGATCTCAACAGCACATACCCGCTCCCGACGTTTCAGTTTCGTCTTTTCCTTGTCGTTGGCGAAGCCGCCCGCCCAGTACATCTTATGCTCAAACAGCGTCTGTTTCTCCCAGTCCACCGGAATCTCCCGATCTAGGAAGTCCCGGATAACGCCCTCTTTCGCACTGTGCTCGCTGTGTTCTTCCTGTGCCTGCTTTGCGTACGCCTCTACCTCCGGCAGCAGATACAGCTTTTCGCCGTTGTGCCACAATGTGAGTGCCTCTGCCCAGATCTGCGGCACATTCGCCGCCAGTTCTGTAAATACGCTTTTCGCCGGCTGCTGTACGCCGCACTCCACCGGCCAGAAACGCCGGTTTCCCGTATGGTCCCGCAGGAATTCTTCTTCGTTGGTCGTGCCGAAGAATACGCATCTTCTGGGGTACCGCCCCGTTCGTCTGCCGTAGGGCTCCCGAAAAATGTCCTCCTGCTTGGATAAAAACTGCTTGATCTTGTTGTCGTCCGCCTTGGACATTCCCACCAGTTCCGCAAGCTCCATGATCCAAGATCCCTGTATGGTTTCGTATGCATCCTTTCCGTCAAACGTTGTCAGACTGTCGTTGAACCACTTCGGTGCCAGCAGCCGCAGCAGCGTGGATTTTCCCAGCCCCTGCGGACCTGCCAGAACCGGCATATAGTCGTACTTGATGCCGGGGATCATGGCACGTGCCACTGCCGCAGTCAGGGACGTTCTCGCCACAGCACGGGTATAGGCACTGTCTGCGGCTCCCAGATAGTCGATGTACAAGGTTTCCACTCTCGGCACGCCGTCCCATTCCGGAAGGCTTTTCAGATAATCCTGCACGGCATTGATCTTGTTTCGGTGACAGCACAGGCTCACCGCGTCGCTGATCCGGTCCTTTCCGGTCACGGCGTATACCTTTTCGATGTAGTGCCGCAGTCCGGCATCGTCATTATCCGTCCAGTCCCGCACCTCCGGATTGTCGTTCCAAGGCAGTGCACCCAGGCACAGGATCCGGTTGGAAAATTCCTCGAAAACAAACTTTCCTTTCAGATTCGGATCGTTCTCCAGAATAATCAGTACGTTGTCTGTGGTTTTCAGGGGCTTTCCGGATTCAGAATGTACCTGCAGCAGCTGCATCCAGTCCGCATTTTCCGCAGGTGCAGCCCCGAACGCCGCCGTAGCAGTGGCGTACCGTTCCTGCAGCAGCAGTTGTGCCACACCGGTATCTTTGACTGCATAATCACACGCCGCCTGATAGGACGGCAGCTTGTTTGTCGGCGTATCCGGCTTTGCATCGCTGTCCTTGTCGCCGAACAGGTGCAGCCGCATCAGATCAAACGCATTGCACAGCTTGCCGCCTGCCGGATCGTGTGCGTGATGGGAAAAGAGAAACTTGCCGCCCTCATAGACCACCGCACCGCCGGTAGTTGTACCGCCGGCATAGGTGAAGCGATCTCCGGTATCACACACCGTGTACTTGTCCGGCAGGATCTCTGCAATGACCTTGTACACGTCATATATCCGGCAGAACGCCCCCACCACGCCGGACTTCTCTGTCGGATCTGCCTGCTTTGTTCCCCGCGGAATTTTCGGTGCAGTCAGCCCTGCCCACTGTTTCACGTCCCGCCAGTCGGCGTACATTCCCAGAATGCCGTCGGGATCGGCGAAATACTTGTCCCCGTAGGTGTAGACGTAGGTACTGTCCGCACAGCACGACGGCCAGTACATCAGCCGTGATGCCTCAAAGGTCGTCGGATCGCACTGTTCCATGCCGATGTACTCTGCCAGTTTCCGTGCGATCGGCTCGTATTCGTCCGCCGTGCACGTTCTGGACAGTGGAATCAGTACACGCAGTCTGGGGGCTGCTTCACTGTGCTTTCGGGTGGAGTACACGCAGTAGGCACAGTTCAGCCCCTCGATCCGCTGCAGGACCCCCTGCGTACCGCCGGGAGCGATGTTGTCCATATCCAGTGTGACGACCTCTCTGCCTGTCACTGCGGACGCTTTCCGCTGCCTGCCCTCCAGTGTGCCGGCAACGTAGCCGCCTACATCTTTCAGGCTGTCCTGTTTTGGTTTCGGCAGCTTCAGATATTCCTCCAGCGTTTCCGTTCCCCGCATAGGCGTTGCAAGCTTCGCCACGAGTTCTGACCACCGCAGCTGCTGGGCATTCCACTGCGTGGCTTTCCGGCTGCTGCCGGTGGTTATGGTAATCTTTCTGTCGTTTTGCATTCGTCAACACCACCTAATCCTTTTTGTAATAGTCCCCCACGAATCCGGCGGCATTGAGTACCAGCCCCGCCGCCCACGGGATCGGTTGCCGCATCAGTTCACACGCCGCCTTCAGATCCGCACGTTCTTCCGGACAGTCGATCACCGCCTCATCGTGAATGTGCATGACCGTCTGATAGCCGGCATCTTCCAGCCGCTGCAGCGTCACTGCAAGGCAGTCCCTCGCAATCGCCTGCACAATGTTTTCTGTCAGCTTGCCGCCGTAGGTTTCCAGATCCGCCCACTTTTTGCCCGCCTGGCTTACGCCGTAATAGTGCAGGCTGTCACTGTCAAACCGGTTCTTTCCGATATGCGGACGGGCATAGAACAGCTTTCTTCCGGACGGCAGCTGCACAGTCAGAAAATCCTGCTTTGTTGCAAAGTCGCCCTCTCTGCGGAAGATACAGCCGTTTACGCCCACCGGTGTACACGTCTGCACTGCTTGCAAAGCGGCGTTCTCCAGCTGGTACCACAGTCTTGTGATATTCGGGTTTGCCTTTCTCCAGCGGTGTACAATGTCCGGCAGCTCGTCCTCAGACAGCCCCATTTTTAAGGCTCCCATGTTGATCAGAGCACCGGCGGAACCGCCGTACCCCAATGCCAGTTCTGCGATCTTTCCCTTTTGCCGCAGTGCGTATTCCGGATTGCCCTTTTTGATTTTTTCAATAGGTACACCAAACATTGCCGATGCCGAAGCTTCGTAGATCCTTCCATGTGTGCGGAACACCTCCTGCCGCCATGTTTCCTTTGCAAGCCATGCGATCACACGGGCTTCGATCGCTGAAAAATCCGCCACAACAAATTTGCAGCCCTTTGCCGGAACGAAAGCCGTCCGGATCAGCTGGGACAGCGTGTCCGGCACATTGCCGAAGGTCAGAGCGATCATTTCCGTGTCCCGTCCCTTTACCATATCTCTGGCAAGGTCCAGTTCCTCGATGTAATTGCGGGGCAGATTCTGTGCCTGCACCAGCCGCCCTGCCCAGCGTCCGGTACGGTTCGCCCCGTAGAATTGCAGCAGCCCCCGAACACGCCCGTCTTTGCAAACGCTTTTCACCATTGCCTCGTACTTCTTTACCGAGGACTTCCCCAGCTCCTGCCGTATCTCCAGTACCCGCCGCACCTTTGCAGGCAGCTCCGATCTTGCAAGCAGTTCCTTGACAGTTTCCTTGTCCAAGGATTCCACCGTCAGTCCGGTCTGTGTTTCAACCCAGCCTTTCAGCTGCCCTACTGCGTTCGGGTTTTCCAGTCCGGTCAGCGTTACCGCCTCCTGCATCAGATCGGAAGTGACCGCACCGGCGATGTGCAGTGCCCCGTCGATCAGATCCATGTCCAGCCGGATACCGGCAGCGTTGATCCGCTGATCCAGTTCCCACTCCCGCTGCACCTGTTCCGGCACAGGGAATGCGGACAGTCGTCTTTCAATTGCCATTTCCGTCACCACGTCCTGTTTGCAGTACTCCCGAAACAGCCGCCACTTTTCCGGCTCATGGCGGGGCAAAACCCGAGTGGTCGGGTTTCTTGCGTTCGGGGTGTGCGGCGTGCAGAACGTCCGGATCAGAGCCTTGCCCGTGGCAAGCTTACGCTTTTCCTGCGGCAGCCCTAATGCCTCGCCGGTTGCGGCAAGTCCGGCGGTATACCCGCAGTACAGACCGTGCAGCTGTGTACAACGCCACTGAGAAAGCCACGACACCGGCTCGATCTGAAAATACTTTGACAGACAATACCACTCAAATGCTGCATTGTATGCGTGATTCTGTACATTCGGATCAAACACCGCCTGCACGATTTCTTCCGGCAGAGATTCTCCGCACGCCAAATCGATAATGTTTACATCGCCACCGTCTACGCTGTAGGCAAACAGCAGTATCTCAAAATCATCGGACTGCACATATTTGTACAGTCCGGATTTCGTGATGTCTACACTGCTATAGGTTTCGATGTCGATGCTCAGATGCCGGCTCATGCACCGTAAATGGGCTGACCGGTGATCGGATCAACCGCTGTGTACTGCGGTGCCGGTGCCGCCTGCGGATACTGCCCTGCATAGGGGTTCTGCATCGGCTGTGCATAGCCCTGCGGCTGTACAGGAGCACTTACCGCAGGTGCAGCCGCACCGGCATAGGCGTTTGCACCTCCAAAGGCATCTGCTGCGGACACATGGCCGCCCAAGGGCTCGCCGTCCTCCAGCTTTTGTACCGCCTCCAGACCGCAGCCGATCCCACGTTTGCCGGAGAAGTTGTAGGCGTAGAACGATACGCACACACGGGCATACATACCGCTGTAGATGTCGCCGGCATTGACGACAGGGTTCTGACCAATATCCACGATCGGCACCGGATTCTTGTTTCCGGCAGTGAATACCCAGTGCCCCTTGCACTCTGCCCCGAAGGGTTCCCCGTTCGGGCGAACACCGTCCCCGTCATAGATCGGGCTTTCGATCTTCGGCGGCATTACGCCATTCCACTTTGCCCCGACACCTGCGTTGACCGCCGCCTGATAAGCGGCATCCAGACGAGCCTTTGTGGCAACGTCAGACTTCGGCAGCAGTATGGTTACACCGTACTTCGGGTTGCTGCCGTCCGGAGCACTGCTGTGGGGCTGATTGAGGTGTACGTAAGAAAGTCTTACCTTGTCCGTTGTAAACTGATTTGCATTCAAACTCATGATATTTTTCCTCCAAACATTTCTTCTAATTTCTTCTTTGCGTATGGTCTGCGTTTGTCTGCTGCCGGCACGACTGTAGGTTTTCCCGGCGGCTTCATGATGTAACTGCCGATCAGTTCTGTCAGGTGCTTTTTGCCGCACAGTTTTTCCAGTGCCGTCAGATTCAGCGGCTTTCTTTCGTACAGCAATGCGGCATCATAGCCGGACTGTTCCAGTACCTGAAATGCAGCATCGGTATCTGTGAGAGTGCGGTTCGACCTGCCCTCCACAAGCTTCCAGCCGGGGATCTCCTTGCCGGCGATCAGCTGCCTTTCGGCGTATTCCTCCAAGGACTTTACCCAGCTTTGCAGGGACTGTGCCGCCGTGAGGATACTGCCGATCTCTGCATCAGACAACAGGGTATCCGTTTGCCGCTTGCCGATCTCCAGCATCTGTACCGCCCGTGCACGGCACTGTGCCTTTGCCCGACAGAACCGGCACCAGTCCCCTGCGTGGAATTCTCCGGTGCCTTTTGCCGCCTGTTCTGCAAGCGGCTTTACCCGATCGCCCCACTGCTGCAATTCGTCAGCGGTCAGACTATCTGTGGAGATGTTGTCGAGCCGTGGCTGTACAATGTGCATCTGCACCTGTCTGATCGTGTACAGCAGACTGTACTCCTGCACGGCACCGAGGGCGTACAGCCGCAGCTGCGGGTTGTTCTCTGCCGACACCGCCACGCCTTTTCCGTATTTCAGGTCTACGATGTGCAGCGTGTCGTCGTACAGGATCACACAGTCCCCTGTACCGAATCCGCCGGGGACGATATGGGAAAAGTCCAGCCGCTTTTCTACGACTACATACGGCGTTCCGGCAAACGCCATGCACAAGCTGCGTATGTAGTCCACATAGACGTCTGTGTAGCCATCCATTTCCCGTTGATACAGCTCGTCCGACTGGATCTCTGCCAGCCGCTGCTTGTACGCCGAGGGCTTCATGATCTCAA